TGACTTGCGTCTCGGTGGAGCCGTTCCAGGGACCCAGAGCGAGAGAGGACCTGGGTGACAGCTGCCGCCGTCCGCGAGAAGTCCCGATTCAACGCCTGACGCAGGGCACGTGCCGGCCGGACAAGGGATGTCGGCCGACGCAGCCGGGGCGAATCCAAAGAGGGCGGCTCGGGTAAACGGCGCGCCGCGGAGCGAGTGGACACGACTATCGCCGATCCCCGAGCCACGTTATTTGCCGTCCCCGACCGGCACCGTTTCGTATGGGGTGCCATCCAGCGCGCAGCCGTCGGGGGGATCAACCGTCAGCGCCTTAATCTCGCGCGCGATTTGAAGGCAAACGGCGTTTTGGAATAGTGGGTTAGGGTCTAGGTAGCCCATTCTCTTTTCATCGTATAGGGCCTCAACGAACGATGCGATCATGGTCTGTACTTGCAGTGCGGACTCATGCGCGCAGCGATTACAGCACCATTTCCCATTCACGTGTTCCATCTAGTTCTCCGACTGTTCGAGAGCACTGGGCAAGTCTTGGACGGTAGGCATCCGTACTCCGATCACCTTGCCCTCCGAATCGACCTCGCGCTTCGCGAGCCCGCGGTTCTCCCAATGCTCGACGATCCGCCGCCAGCCTTCGATGTAGAGCCGCTTATCGTGCTTCCCCGACGCGGGATCGATCTTCATATCGATCACGGCAAAGGCGCGCCCGTGCGTTCCCGAAGCGTAGGGCGGTTCGAGCCCCAGGAGCCAGCCGCACCCGCGCCCGTCGCCGATGAATGGCGGCTCATCGGCCTCGCAGATCGCCATCGCGTATTCCTTGGGTGCCGAGAAGTTGATCTTGCACTTGGGGCAGATAAGCGCCATGAGCTTCTGCTCGCGCCGTTCGGGTGCAGCACTGGGCGGTGTCCAGAGCTGGCGCCGGAAGCGGGGATCAGGGCTGAGATCCATACCACCGTGCTACCGGTATCGTTTGCAGCATGATCGTCGTGCGATGGCCAGGGATCTTGAGATCCAGCGTCGGCAAGAGCGCTATCGCTTCAACGATCTCCTCCCGGTACTTGACCGGATAACGCTTCTTGAGCCACGGCGGACACCAGCGCTCCTTGACCGCATCCCACCACGTCAACGGCGCCTTGAACCGACACCATTCGTTCTTCTGGCCGAGTACCGTCGCCCGTAGCTCGTAGATCTGGTGCTGCATAGCACTTTCGCGGAGATACGAGACTTCGGTTTCCACCCCGGACAGATCAGAGAACGCCGTTCGGAGTGCCAGCCGAATCTTCTCGACTTCAACCCGCTTGGCTTCTGGAAGGAGATCGTAATCGGCGATGTCTGTCATGGTTGCTTACCGTTCCCCGCTGGCAGCTCCGGCCGGCGTGGGGCCACGCGATCACTGACTCGCGTCGTTCCCTGCCGTAGCCGTGTCAACGCGTCCTCCGGTGACTGGCGACTATCGCCGCCACCGAGCCCGAACATGCCGGCAATTCTGGATAGCGTCCCCGAGCGCTGGCCGGGGAGTGTCATGGCACTCCCCGCGTCTCCACCCGCACGCGCGAGAAGCCCAGCCGTTTGCAGATCAAGCAACCGGATCGGGATCGTCGCTTCCTCCGAGTCATCGGGCGGGAAGTCGAGGTGCTTGACGATCATCGAGGCCCACGCGCGAATGTCATTGATCGAGAGCGCCCCCGTAGACGCGACCCCTACGAGCATCGACACTTCCCGCTGCTCGTCGAGAATGTCGATCTCGTCGTACTTGAAATCCACGGCCATGAACCCAAGCTCGTCGAGGATCAGGTCAAAGAAGGCCTCAAGCACCGCTTGCTCGGGGTCGATCTGCGAACGCTTGTAGGTCTCGTCCTGCGATTCCCCCGATCCCGTGCCTAGACTCGCCGTCTCGTTGATCCCGAGCTTCGAGGGCTGCATTCCGTACACATGGATGATGTTGTCGCGGTTCGCGATCTGGTAGCCCGACCACTCCTGATCGCTGGGCTCCCCGCCGAGCTTCTCGAAGACCACATCGTAGCCGTCGATCGGGACCCGGAGCGTCAAGGTGCGGTGATCCTCGCCCTCGATCATGTATTTCATGTGCTCTTCGATCGTGTTCTGGATCCGGTCAATGATGTTCTCGCGGGTATCAGGATCCGAGAACGCAGCCGAAGAGGCCTTGATCATCACGAGCCAATCGGGCATCCCGCGGTTCACGAAAAAGCGCACGTTTCTATTGCTCGCGAAGATGTTGCCGACGAGCGAATTGAAGGCCGAGACAATCGGCGGGATACCGTAGTAGCGCTCGCGCGGGTGGTAGATCTTGAAGTCCGTCAGCTCGCGCTTCAAGTCGCCGACCCGCTGCCCTGGGCCCGGTAGCTCGCCCGGCCCGAACGCGCCTTGGATCGTCATCGCTTCCTCGCGGCTCACGTAAGCCCACGGGGTTTCGGATTGCAGGGTCACGGGATCAATCGGCTGGATCTCTGCGCCGAAGCGGCGGAAGAAGGCCGCGGGTCGGCCCATTTCGTCCAGCTGCAAGAAGGTCCGGCCATCGAGCCCGCGACGGATCAAGCGCGAGGGGATGTGAATCAATTGTGCTGGCTTGCCCTGCTCATCGCGCACGATCTCGTTATGCGCGTTCCCCGTTGCCTTCCGATCCTTGACGAGGAACTGCGAGAAGGTGGTCAGTGACACGTGCTGCGCGTCGAAGTCGTAGGTCATCCGGTCGAGCATCCGCTCGGCGATCAGGCGCTGTTCCTTGGCCGCCGTATCGTCGCCCGTCGAGGGATTGCCGGGGCTCGTATCGGGGGCCCCTTCGGCAGCATCGATCAGCGACCAGCCCGAGCAGGCGTCGAGGGCGAACTGCCGGATGATCGAGTCATAGGTGTCCGACTCGTAGAGCATGTCCGTCAGGCGGTCGAGATCGAAGGGCGGGGTCGCGTACTGGCCAAGGAGCGCTTCCTCGTACTGGCTCGGATCGGCGCGGGAGACGCGCCCGGGCGGGGCGTCGGCCTTCGACTGCGCGGCCTGGCTCGCGCGGTGTGCGTCCCGGATCGTGCCCTGCGAGCGAAGCCCCATCAGCGGGAAGGATTTGGGGATCGTCGAGTATTGCTCGGTCCCGATCGAGCGAGTGGAGACCGAGCGCGCTTCGAGTCCCGTCCCGGGGGCAGGGGCGAGTGCGCCGCGCCGGGCAAGCTCATCCGTGTTCGGTTCAAGGATCGGCGGAGCGGGTGGCGGGGGAGCCGCAGGGGCGAGCCCTCGGGTGATCACTTAAAGTCTCCTTCCTGCGGGCCGGCGTCCACGAGATAGGCCGCGATGTTGGCGCGTGCCTTCCACTCGGCCGACACGTCACGGATCGTCATCTGAAGCACCGTCTCCCTGACGCGCGCGGGGTCCATCCCATCGTTGAGCCGACTGAAGTCGATCTTGCCGCCCGATTCGCGTGCCATGGCTACGGCCCCGTCCTCCAGCCCGGCGCGGGCCCGGGGCCAGGGTGGACGAGGAGCGCTGCCAGGTCCATCGGCTCGACCGGAGCGCCCAGCCGGTCCCGATCCAGGGCTAGGATCTGGACGGCCGCTTCGCCTCCCCATATCGGCCAGAACCCCTGCGGGATCTGGTCCTGGTCGGGCGGCGGTTGTGCAAGGGCGCCGAGCTGCCTGGCATCGCCCTGCCAATATCGCGGGGTCGCGAGTTGGACTAGGAATGCGCGGGCCAGCCGCATGTCACGATAGGGATTGCTCGGCCCGTTCGGCTCGCCCAGATCCCGCGCCACGCCGTTCTCGTCAGTCCACGCCCCCTTAGGCTTCACCTTCCGATAGCGCTCGATTGCGACTACCAGATCAATGGCGGCCTGCCCGAGAGCCGCCCGGGCCTCGTCCTCGGGAGGCCTCACCGGGCCGCCACGGGGTCGGGGCGCCGCTCGTTCGGGGTCGGCGTCGTGTACTGGTAGGGCTCGGGCTCGGCCTTCACAGCCGAAGCCTGAGCAATCTGCGCCACCATCGCCTCCAACCGCGCCAGCCGGTCATCGCCAGGGACGGCGGGGGCTACCCCCTGGCGGACAGCCGGCAGGGTGCCCGTCACCACGGGGCCGCCGAGCAATGCCTCCTGCGCGTCAGCGTAGGCCAAGAGATCCCGCCCGATCTTCCGGCAGGTCGCGACCTCCGAGGGGCCCGTGGCAGCCGTCAACGGCAGCCAGATCACGGCCGGCGGGTTGTCGGAGAACATGGGCGTGATTCCGAGCCTGGCGAAGAGGTCGTACCAGAACTGGAACTGCTGAGCCTTCTGCTCGATCGAGAGGCTATCGGGAAGGGGTGGCATCGGTGGGTTCTCCTCACGTCTCAAAGACATGGCCGCACTTGGGACAAGTCGCGACCTTCGGCCCATCGTAGGCCTGCGGGCCGTCCTGGCCGCTATCTACGTCGGGCGCTTCGATCTTCCCGACCTGGATCTCATCATAGCGTAGCTCGGCGAAGAGATCCGGGGGGAGGGCGGTTTCCAAGAGGCTCACGAGCCCGAGCACGTCCGGCG